CTCTGCCTTTTGCTATATTTGTAACTCCAAAACAAAGAAAATGAATAAAATAAAAAGAGAAGAAAGAGAGAACTTACACACTTTTTTAGACACTACCAATACTGTTGATTTAGTTGCCATTGTTCTTACACCCAATTTTAAAGACCTTATGAGTAAAGATGGGATTAAACAGGCAACTAAAATGATAGATAAGTTAATCAACTATTGGCTTGATAACCCAATGAAGGGATTTAAAAGAGGAGTTGAATTATTGGCTAATAAAGATAAAATTAAAGCAATGGCTGTGGCAAAAGCCATAAGAGAGGGTGTAGATCCAGATAAGGCAATGCCAATACTTGATAAAATAATAAAAAATATTCCAATCATAGAAATTGACTTATGAAAAAGTTTATATTTAAGGGGCATAAAACGAAATGTATAAAACAGGGGAGAGGGAGAAAATCGTTATAATTGTTGATAGATAGAGAGTTACGCAGAAATATAGAGTTGAGGGATGGAAAAACGAAATGTTACATTTGTGTTACATTTGTGTTACATTTGAAGGGGTTTTTGAACAGCGTTTGAAGCATGAATGTTACATGGGTGTTAATTAAGGGTTACACGGGGCGTTATTTAGGCCTTGACAGGTGGTTATTGCATACATGTAAGGGGAGACGGCTGGAGTGAAAAGAACAGCTTGTACAGACAACTAAGAAGCACGATAAAAAGGAGTCGACTTGATAATGTTTACTCTTTTTTTTGTGCCTAATGATAAAAATATAATATATAGAAATATCGTATATAATAACTATTTTGTATATTTGCAACAGAAAATGGAGTAGATATGACAAAGGTTATACATGTACAGTTGATGGAAGGAAGGAGGAACTACTACTTTGGTTCGATACCTGCGATTTACAGCGTTTTGACGGCCGAGGAGATAGGCATTAAGCAATGCTCGTTGGAGCGCGTAGGGTTGGGTAAGGGAGGCGTAGTGCTGAACAAAAAGGCATGCATCAGGGCGGGAGAGTTGATCCGCTCAAAAGTTAAGAAATGAGGGATTATTTGAATAGCTAAAACACTGATTGAACGATAGTTGAACGGCTTCCAATACGTTTTTGAACGGTTGGAGGCCGTTTTTCGTGTTTTGGGGGGTAAAATGAGGGTGATTTTGGGGTAAAAAATGGGTTTGGGGTGACACTTGGGGTGACGATTGGGGTGACAGTGCAAAACGAAATGTATCGATTGGGGTGACATTTGGGGTGACACTTTTAACATAAAACTCATGGAATTAGCCCCCCTCACAATGACCGAAAATTATCGATTATGCGCGTTTTTGCTGTTTTTACCCCCTCCCTTATTCCAAGGTTATAGGGTATATTACCACTTTTTTATAAGGTGATTTTTTACAGAACGCTGTATTTATCGGTATTTTTAGCTATATTTACGGCGTAAAATCATTAAAAAGTGTGCGCGCGGCGCATAAAGAGGTAAATATGAAATATAAGAATGTTGTAGAATTGATTGGTCATTGGGAGCGCCTTATGGGTAGGGAAGCTACACTGAACAGGTTGCGATCAATGCGCGACTATGCAAGGCAATGCTTGAAAGCACATCCGCATGAACAGTGTGCGGATGCGCTTGATGACAATATGTGTTTGATTGAAGCTATCATTGCAGAGGCTGAAGAACTTCTGTAATGATGACATCTGTCAGTCTTCAATAAAGTCTGCGTTCTGAATATTGCTTGATATGTCACTCAGCACGGCAAAATTCAGACGCTTGACATACTTTCCAAGCTCTTGATAAGAGATTGAAAAGGACTTTTTGTGTATCTCAACTCTTTCAAGTCCTTTCATCCTTTGCGCCATTTGGTCGTAGGTCTCGTTTTCTGTTTCCATCTCAACTACGTATGCAGAAACATATAGAGGTCTATCCCCTATTGGCTCATTATCAGAAACCTCAAATCCGATAACAAACCATTTGTTCGTATCTACCCCATGTTCCTTGCAGAGCTTCCACAGGTCTGTCGGTAGATGTCCGTCAATGGATACAATTCCTTTCATGTCGGTATACTGTGTACCGATTTCATCCTTGATTAAATCATAATTAAAATTTTTCATATTCAAAAAATATTAAGATAAATAATAATATGTATTATACTATGCAGTTAATGCGCAAAGAAGCTTTCTTAATCTTGTGCCATTTGGCTATAGGTTCCGTCTTCGAAACTTTACTATCATCATTCGAGCCGGATAAAGCCGACGACGAGTGCGACGGAATAGATTTCGGATAGGGGGAGTTCAAAGGGATTGTAGGCAGGGTTGTCTGACACAATGAGGATATGCTCTTTGTCTGACCCAGGTCTGATGCGTTTAAGGATTGCTCCTTGTGCCGTGTCGAGGACGTAGGGGCGATTCCATTGGAAGAAGACCGATGTCATCGCTTCACGTTGGCATGCCACGATATCTCCTGATTTATAGGTGGGGAGCATTGAGTCGCCATTGATGGTTATCAGGAAGTTTGCTGTTTTGAATTCAGGAACAATGTAGTGTTCGCACTCATACTCACAGACTTGTATTTCGCCGCGCAGTGCGCCTGCCATGGCGCTGAAAGGGATAAGGGGGATGCCTTGTTGCCCATCATCTACGTGCTTTGCAGGGTAGATCGTTACAGCAGGCCTTTGCTCGGCAATCGTAGGCTCACTCTCATCTGTGGTTTTGAGCATATCACCATTGCCTGTGAAAAGCCACTCGGGGGATATATTTTCGCATTTCGCAAACAGAAGGTCATAATCAAAGCTGTCTCGTGCCAACCATGTGCTTATGGTTGAGGGCGCAACGCCGATATACTTGGCGAATTGCGTAGGTTTTCCATTACTATAGTGGGCAATAAGTGCCTCTAATCTCTCCTTTTTAGTCATAAATTTGCGTTTTGTGAAAAATAATCCTCAAAATATTTTGCGTTTTGCAAAATGTGATTTATCTTTGCAGCGTGTTAAGTTTATTAACAGCGCCCAAAAATACGAAAAAGGGGCGAGAGAAACAAACATTTAAGATTAAAGAATATGAACGAGAATCTTTTAGACAAGGTCAGCACTGAAAAAATAGAAGCGTTGGTTAATGCTTTAGATGCTGTGATTGGTGACATGCGCAGTGTTGAAGATAGTCAGCTTGTGCGGTTCCGAGATAATGCCTATTACACCTGCCTCTCGCTTACCGACATGATTTTAACAGCGCTCAAACGGCGTGTGAATGGTATTCAAGGTGAATAGATTGTAGGATGATAAAGCGAGTAGCACGGACTGCCGGGTCGCTCCCGCGGGGTTCGACTCCCTGTGCTCGCCCAAAGCAAATTATTAAAATCGACAGATATGGACAAGAAAATTTATGTGAGTAAGAGGGATGCAGCCCACCTACGTAAAGTTTTCGGCTGCTCGAAAGTGATGGTGTGGAAGGCACTGAACTTCAAAAGCGACAGCGACCTTGCACAGAAGATACGCTACACAGCCCTCATGCAGCTGAACGGCATCCCCAACTGGAAACAGGAGGGGATGGAAACAACCCACGAGGAAGCCGAGCGTACAACAACACAAACCTTTGGCGAGCGTGTGAAGTTGGTATTCGATCGCAAGGATGGCACGACGAGTGTGTTTGTAGACGGTGTTGAAACCCGCAAGGAACAGAACCTGAACATTCCGGCTTTCATGGGTCTACAGCGTGAGGTTGAACTGATGGCGATGAGCCTGTAACCTTTCATTCATCGGGATGGAATACTTCAATAAAATATTGTGCGTAACCTACGCGGAACTGACTGAAGGTAGTGATGCGATTATTAAAGCCGCTACATTACGTCAGAATATGAGCCGTGGCAATATCGTCAGTGTTCATCGTGGAGGTGGCGAAGGCGGTCAGGCACTCTACGCGTGGAGTTCCATTCCTCAAAAATATAAGGAGCGCTATATGGAACGTTACGGCGACCCCGAGCAGCGCATGAAGGAAGCGATGATACGCGACCGTGTGAAGTTAGACGGTGAAGCCCGCACATGGTATACAAAGTATGAATATGAGAAGAATGGTGAAATGAAGACGTTGACTACCGAACTCATTGAAGAGTACACTATTAATGCCAGCGTACTGAAAGAGTTGCTGAAGATGATGGCACAACGTCAGGCCATCCGTCAGAGTCTGAATGCCAGCACAGGCGGAGCATGGGACGTCATTTATAAGAGTTCTGAAGCCATGCGCGAAGAATATCACCACACACTTCCACAGAACCAGGCACGACTGAAGGCAAAGATTAAGGCATTCAAGTCAGACGGGTATAAGAGCCTTATCAGCGGCAAGATTGGAAACTGTAACACAGTGAAGATTACAGAGGAATTCGGACTTCTTCTCATCGCACTGAAGCGCAGTAGGACACCTGTCTATACCGATGCGCAGATTTTTGAAGAAGGAAATCGTCGGGCCGTAGAGAACGGCTGGAAACCACTGAAAAGTCTTAGCGGCATGAAGCGGTGGCTGTACAGTTCTGCGATTGAGCCTCTGTGGTATGATGCTGTGTATGGTGAGAATGCCGCCCGCCTTAAATTCGGCAGGAAGCAGAGAACGAAACTCCCGACACGCCGTGACTCGCTTTGGTATGGTGATGGAACACGCCTGAACCTGTATTATCAGGATAAGGAAGGAAATGTGCGTACAACACTGGTTTACGAGGTGATTGATGCCATGAGCGAGGTAATGCTGGGCTACTGGATAAGTGACTCAGAGGATTATAAGGCACAATATCACGCTTTCCGAATGGCTATTCAGACCAGCGGACACAAACCCTACGAGATTGTACATGATAATCAAGGCGGACATAAGAAACTAAACAAGGCTCAGCCGAACTCAAATGGAAAAGGCTTCTTGGACAAAATATGCCATATCCACCGTGCCACAATGCCAAACAACGGATCTTCCAAAACGATTGAGGCCATATTCGGACGTTTTCAACAGCAGGTTCTCCACCAATATGACAACTTCACGGGTCAGAACATCACTGCAAAGAAAACCAGCAGCCGGCCCAACCTTGAGAGCATGGAAGCCAATAAGAAGAGCTTGCCTACATTGGACGAACTGAAAGCCATCTACGCAGAAGCACGACAGAAGTGGAACTCCATGAAGCACCCCATCTATGGTAAAAGCAGAATGGAAGTATATGAAAGCAGCGTAAATGAAGAAACGCCTGTTGTAACAGCAGTAGACATGGTTGATATGTTCTGGATTATGCACGACAAGCCCGCAACGTTTACCGACCAGGGTATCACTATTGAGGTGAAAAAACAGAAATATACATGGGAGGTGTTCAAGGACGGAAATCCGGACTTGGAATGGCGTAAACTGCATACGTGGGAAAAGTTCTATGTTCAATATGATCCCAACGACATGACCACAGTTAATCTCTATGCGATTGACCTTGCTGGTAGAAAACGTTTTTCAGCCGTAGCACGCCCCTACTGGGAGATACACCGTGCATTGCAAGATCAGAGCGCAGAGGAAAAGACGCAGATACACAGGGCTATCGAAGCAGGCAAGAACGACCGCATAGAACGTGTAATAGCAGGCAGACGCATCGCTATTGCCCATGGTACTGACCCGGAGCAGAACGGACTCATCTATCCGAAGCTGAAAGGGCTTACCAAGGAGCAGCAGGAACAGGCGCAATCAAGACTTGCTCTGTATGCACAGCCACCGAAAAACTTCACGATAGGACAGATTGCCAAGCAAATCAGTCTGACGGACTGGTGCGAGGAGGTTAATGCAAATAAGGAGCAGGACATTGCCGCACCGGTTAAGGTCGACATGGCTTCGGTAGCAGGAAAGTATTGAAAAGTAAAATCGTAAAAATAAAGAAATTATGAAACTAACAACAAACGAGAAGGGACAAATCCAAGAGTGTTTGCGGCAATACGTCAGCAAATATCCCAGTCAGAACAAGGCAGCACAGAGCCTCACGGGCACGAGCAGTGCCACGGTGAGCAGCATTCTGCAAGGCAAGTGGGAAAACATCAGCGACGAGATGTGGCGCAACCTCGCATCGCAACTCGGCACCACGGCCGCCACCGACTGGCAGGTGGTTGAGACAAAGGCTTTTCAGGAAATGACCCTCGTCATGCAAGATGCCCAAGCTGTGAGAAATGTTACGTGGATCGTGGGCGAGGCTGGCTGCGGCAAAACCACCACAGCGCACCTCTATGCTACTGAAAACAGCGAGGTGTTCTACATCTTGTGCTCTGAAGACATGAAGAAGAGCGACTTCATTCGCGAGATTGCACGCCGCATCGGTCAGCGTACCGAGGGCTACAGCATCAGAGAGTTGCTCGACC